AGAATAAAAAAAGCAAGCCGATAGTGGCTTGCTTTTTTGTTTGAGGGGATTAAAAAATCCCTTGCTGTTAGTAAGGGGTTAAGTCCAAAAAAATTATGGCAAGATTAAAATTCGGCAGTTGCTCCGAGCAACATTTTCAGGGTCGGACAAATAAAAAAGCCGTTCCCGTAGCAAGCAATTAAACGGGTGCGGCTTATTATTCGGCTTAACGCCTTATCATTCGCCTATATTAACGCCATATTGTCGGCACTCCTGCCGTGTGGCTGGGTCGGGTGAGAATAGCGGATATTCCCCCGTCCATTTTTGCATCTGATAGCATTGCCTTATCAGTTCTCGCGTGAAGGCGATAGACAAGACAATACGAGCGAAAAAAAGCAAAAAAAGAATAACAAAAAATATGAGCAAAGCAGAAAAAAGTTTATTCATTTTCGCTTTCTTCCGCACCATAGCCGAAAACTAAACGGCTGGGATATTTTTTGTCGGGGTTTTTATATTCAAGCGATAATTTTTGCCAAGACGGCGGCAATTCAACGATTAACCGCGGTTTGCCATTATTCCATAAAAAATATAAATCAATCTGTTCAGTTCCGTCTCGCCAATCGCCCGCTTCGGTTTCGTGGTGAAGAGAGATTTTAAGTTCTTTGTTGCTGCCTTGCTGTTTGGTCGTTTTCTTTTCATTAGAAATGAAAGAATAAAGTTTCATATTTCAAAGTTCCAACCGCTTGCCATAATTGGCTATCTTAATTTTATGAAAAAAAACAAGGGCGGTCAAGTGTAAGATGTGGATAACTTTTTGGGTGTTGCTCCGAGCAACACTTTCCGAGTTAACATTATATTGCCGTCCCGCCCTAACCATAACAATAAAAGATATAAGTATGACAGGGAGAGAGTGAGAGGATTGAGCGGTAGAGAAAAAAACACCTATTTTTTTGCTTTTTCTCTTATCTCTACCTATAAAATCGCCTAATATAATGTATTATTCCTTTATAAGCGAGATAAGAGAAGAAGCGAGATAAACCAAGTCGGGGCGGATATCAATGTATAATAACCTTTTAATAGCCAATAATAGCATTTTATTGAGGGGGCGGGGTCTAATAAATTATTCCTATTAGTCGTTATAAGCAAAAGGGTTTAAGTTTAAGCACTTTTACAAGGTTCTTTCTTCTAAAAAGTATATATATCTTTACACACACACGACCCCCCCCATATTTTGATAAAACAATATACCCATTGACTTTACAGGGAAAAGTGTTTATCCTAATTTACAGTAGGATATAACTCCGTTGATTATGGGGATTTGTTGCTTGGAGCAACACTATAATGTTGGAATGTGGCTGAATAATCCTCGTGCTATGGGATAAGGCATTGTCCGCAGAAGTATGTCCGAATGGATGAGGTCTGTGGGGACAAGTAGCGTAGGCAAACCCAACTTGATGTTAAATCAACCAAGGGATAGTAGCACAAAGCCGAAACTTGCGGGTAAGGTTCTAATCCAATCGTCCCGCCATTCCAACATTACAATGTTTCTTCAAGGTTTATCCTTTCTTTACGGGGGGCTTTCATTCGTAATAGAATGAGTCGTAAAGGGGATGAAAAATCCCCTTAAAGGCGGGATATGTTATGGAAGAAAGAAATCCAGTAAAAGAAAAATTTGACAGGGGTGAAAAACCGAAGTATATTTGGCAGAATGAATTGAAGCATTTGGCTAACTTCCAAAAATTCTTCAAAAGCATAGATGCTGTATTCAATAGGGTTAGGGGTGACAGAAAATGGCATCAGGATAAGAAATCCCGCTTATATCAATTTTTAATAAATAATAAAACTTGGGAAATAAAAGATTATAAAACTGCCCATTCGCTCTTACAAGCATTCTTAAAAACCTATCAGCCCGCTTATGACACTCTATTGGAGGTTGACGATTTCGCACTTTTGGAGATTTTGAACTACGACTATGGATTTTCACTTTATGATGTCGTAGTATCATTCTTTGATGCAGAGTATTTTTTTAGAAGGTTTTTTGAACCATTAGTAAATCTCGCACCCAAACAGCGTGAAATTTTACATACCACTTCATATTATGATTTAGTCACCATCAGGAGTTCTACTGCGTCAGGCAAATCTTTTTCTACTGGAAGAATAGCGGGTTTTTGGTGGCTTGTCACTCGCAGAAACTCAAAGTTAGTGATGACAGCACCCACCTCACGGCAAGCCATTAACATTTTATGGAGTGAATTTAAGCAGTGTTTTTATGATTTCAAAAGGCGTTATCCCGACTTTGCCGCAGAACAATGGAGGCAAGAGCCAAGAAATGTAACCTACTACGAGGGAGTTTGGAACTTATCAAAGGAAGGAGAACAGTGGCAAGCACTTTGTTTTTCCACAAAAGATTATTCGCCAGAAAGTTTGCAGGGTTTTCACTCAAAGTTTATGATGGTTATAGTGGACGAAGCGTCTGGCGTTAAGGAAAACATTTATTCTGCGTTAGACAGAATACTTACTGGAAGCCAAGTTTCAAAATATATTTTAGTTGGAAATCCAACAAGAACATCAGGATTTTTTTATGATAGCCACAGGGCTGACAATACTGTTTTCAGGAAAATTCATATTTCTGCTTTTGACAGCCCCAATGTAATTCTTGATTTCCTTGAACAGAAATCTTATTATCGTTTCAAAAATATAAAGAAAAGATTGAATTTGAAAGAACAGAGATATTCTATGCTTGATATAGTCCTTGGATATGAGGTTAAAGTTCCAAGCGTTAAGCAAATTTCTGGTCTTATAACCATAAAAGATGTTATCAAATATGTTCATCTTTATGGAATGGATAGCGATAAGTTTGGAATTGATATTCTTGGAGAATTTCCAAAATCTTCTGGGGATTACTTGATGACAAGAGAACAAATAGAAACTCTAATTGATGGTTCTTTTCCCAAAGAAATTTCCCTTGATTGCCAATTCGGCATAGACCCAGCGACTGGTTCTTCAAAAGATGGGGGTTCTGCCACAACATTTGCTTATCGTAATGGCAAGTCATTATTGGCTGTCTATAAAACAAATGTATCTGGCGATGATGCACAAATACAGGAATTTAGAAAGTTCTACGAACAATGCCAAAAGCCAGAAGGTCTTGATATTAAAAGCGTCCCAATAGTCATAGACAGGGCTGGAATTGGTTTTAATCTTTATGAAAGAATGAAAACGAATGGATTTAATGTAGATGGATTTACTGGTCAGGAAGTTCCGATTGAATATCATAATCAGGAAAAATATGCCAATAGGCGTTCAGAAGCATTTTTTACACTATTGGAAGCAATAAAATCTGGTATTGGAAGTTTTATTAAACATCAGGCATTATTTCTTCTTTCTTCCATTTCTTATTCAACGGATAGGCGTGGCAAGATAGTTCTTATCCCAAAAGAAAAAATTATTATTCCCGATAGGGACAAGCATTTATTGGACATTTTAGATGCAGTGGCTCTTGCTTTTGCACCCACTCTTAAAAAAAATTCAGCCAATTATAGGGTTGGAGAGAAGTTTTTTGATAATATTGCCAGATTTTGGCAAAGACCAAGATGAGAAAAGAAACTAAAATTAAAAAGATTGCCGACAGAATTTGGGAAGTTGAACACAAAGAACATAGAGAGATTGGCGAAATGGATAGTGGAAAACAAGTTAGGTGGCTTACAATAGAAGTAAGTAAAATACAAATTCCGAAAGTAATGGCGAGAGAAGAAGTAAGAAATTTTCTCATTAAGGATTTGCGTCTTATTGCTTGGAAAAGGGGATATGATTTAAGGGAAGAAACGCTTGAATTTACAGAAGATAAACATAGATATGTTCTTTCGGGAGTTGCCACTTTCAAATTTAGGAGTGGTTCTGATGACAAACCAGTAATCAATCCATTTACAAAATTATGGAACAGGAACAAAAGCAAGAATTAACAACCGTTCAAAAAATTATAAATAAAGTGAGGGATGAATATAAAGAAAGTTTTTTCTTTCTTGAAAGGAAAAAACAAGCGTGGGTTAATAATTTGAAAATTTACAATAATTTGGAAAAATCAGATGAAGATATTTCTTCTTCTCTTTTTCTGTCGTCATTTCAGACGATTTTTGGGCTTCTTTATAATGATAAAATGTTGGTTAAATTTGCCCATACTGACCCGCCAGATTTTCAAAGAGTTGAAAGATTAAACCGAGTTGCAGAGTATGAAGATAGTGAAATGAAAGTTACATACCATAAATATGACAGTTTGTGGGACACTTTATTTTTCGGCATTGGTATCACAGACCTTAATAATTGGGATGAAGTAAATACTCGCATTTTACCAGAGGCAATAAATCCGTTGACTTTCGGTTATGACCCGTTCTTCCCAGACAAAACTGATGACTGGCGTTATTATTGGAAATGGATTTTGATGCCAAAGCATAAGTTGCTTGCTCTGCAAAAAGCAGGAAAACTTTATGTTAATGTGGATGAACTGCCAGATGGCGTAGAGCCGACACTTTGGTCTTATAAAGCGGATTTGGATAAATCAAAGGGTGCATCACCGACATCTCCAACATCTTCTTCAACAAATAACATTTATCAAATACTTGATATTTATACTATTCTTGACAATGGCAAAAGGGTTAGATTATGGCTTGATAAAGATTTGGCAAAAATTATTGCACTTGATGTTGATATTCCACAAGATAGATGGAACATTGTTGTTAAAAAGGTTAATAGAGTTCCGCACTCATCAATCAATCCGAGCAAGGTGGATGTCATAGAAGACAAGCATAGAAGTTTTGGTGCTATTCTTAATCTTATAAACATCAAGGCAAAAGATTGGGCAACTCCCATTTATGAATATGATGTGAATAAGGTGAAAGATAAGAATGCCCTTTTACAAAGGCAGGTAAATCAGCATATTCCAGTGGAAAGTATTGGTGCTGTTAGTCCGCTTACAAAAGACCCGCCAATTGATAATCCAACATTGGCATTTCTTGAATTGCTTAAATCGGAGGTTCGTGATGGAGTTGGTCTTCCAAGTGGAATTATGGGGCGAAAGAAGATGTCTGCTACTGAAAGTGCCATACGACAACAAATATCCGATACGGTATCATCTATTGATATTGGTTTATTAGTTATGTCAGAAATAGAATTTTGGAAGAATTGGTATAAGACAATGAAAGAAAAACTCAAAAAAGATAGTAAGATTAAAACTTCTTTGTCAAATCCGCAAGGAGAGTTAATTCTTGAACAATATACAAAGGTGGATATTATAGCGGAACAGCCGATAACAGTTCAAATAATTTCTTCTTCCGAAAAAGAATATAAAGACCTTGTTTTAAGGAGGGACTTGATGCAACAGTTGCCAGTTTTGATAAAAACACTTCCGCAATCGGCACTTAAAAACTTTTTGAAATTCTTTTACTTTCCTAAATTTGTGCCAGATACGAAAATGTTGAATGTGATTTATCCAAAAACTATTGATGAAATTAAGGCAGAGCAGGAAAATGCTATTTTGGAAAAGGATGATTTAACCCCAGTTAGTCCAAACGACAATGATGAAGAACATTTGGCTGTCCATTATAGGGCTAAATCAACAAGTGCAACTTGGTCGCACATTTACACACACGAAAGACAATATTCAATTAAAAAAGGTCGGGAAAAAGAATTGGCAGAGCAACAAGCAATGCAGGGTGGAAAACAACCGCAACAACAAGAACAAAAAGCAGATTTATTGCCAACAATGGGCGGAAGGAAACAAATGCCAAGGGGAAAGACAAATCCGCTTGATGTTGCAACGCCATCAATGGAAAACTTTAATCGTGAGATATTCTCACAAAAAATTTAATGACCGCTACAAAAATAATTAGGAAACTTGCCTCTATCGCTGGTGGTGCTGGAACAACCGAACTTTCGGTTAAAGATATTTGGCACGGAGTAAGAAAATACATACTATTTGCAAACATTACTGAAATTGGTGGTTCTCCAACCAATGTCCAAATTTCATTAACAGAAAAGGTTAGTGGAGATGTTAAATTGGCTTCTGGCACAATTACTGCTACTTCCGCTGGTGCGGCAAAGACAAGTTTAATTGATAGCATTGGCGTTGATGCAGAAATAACTGTTGTATTTTCTGGTGGAAGCAGTCCAAGCGTTACTGCTGATGTCTATATCATTGCTTATGAACAATAATTTTGAAAAACAACACGAAGTTTTAACTTTCCTGTTTGCCACACATAATTGGCAAGAATTTGTTAGGTATTTTCTTGTCCCCACAAGGGAAGACATACTTACCAAAATAAAAAAAACAAAAAATGATAAAGAAGCAACTGACAGGTTGCTTGGGCAACTTGAATTTATAGATAAGTTAATTTATCATCAAGAATTAAAAGATGAGGTTGCTCATTTATTAAAGGTCGGGGCTATGAGTAAAAAATAAATTTAATTATGGCAAGACAAAAAAAACAAACAGAAGAAACTAAAATAATTGAAGAAATTGTAAAAGACACTCCGACAGTAGTTGCGAAAGAAGATGATATTGAACAAAAACAAGAAGATATTGCACCAAAAATGATTTCACCGCAACCAAAAGTAAAACCCGCAAAATCGGTTGAACAGCCAGATGCTGTTAAAATGCCAAGTATTATTGGTGGAGTTTGTGAATTTTGCGGAGAACCGTATAATCAGTGCAAACATTATAAGGGAATTGATATTTTCTGCTCTTATTGTTTAAGGAAAGATATGATACCTTGGAGAAGATTGAGAATTTTCAATATCAATGGTGAATTATTGGTTTTATGTGATGATTATACTTGTGAAGATAAACACAACAAAAAGTATAACCCAACAATATAAAGGTCGTAGTAATAGTATAATTTATTCAATTTACAAAAATGTTAAGACAACCTATCAAAACTCTGTATTCAAAAACTGTTACGGCAACAAGCAATGGAACTGATACTTTTGTTATTGATGTGAATGATTTTGACGCATTGATTGCTAAAATTGCTGTTCCAACTTTGGCTGGTTCGGGGACACTTGATGTCTACCTTCAAACAAGTTTTGACGGTGGTTCAAATTGGGTGGATGTCGTTCATTTCACACAAATTACAGCAACTCTTTCAAACCCGCTTTATGCAATGATTTCCGCAGTTGGAAATGTATTCAAGGGTGCGGTTGGAGATGCGGTAATTTCTGCTGGAACTTTGGGCGTGCCGTTTGTTGGTAAGAATGCTCGGTTAAAATATGTTTTTGGCGGTTCAATCAGTTCTATCAGTTTCACGGTTACGCTTTATCAGGCACAGCAATCTGGTGCGGCATTCTAAATTGAGAATTAAAAATTAACTTTCCCCGTCTATTCCTCCTAATGGACGGGCGTATGAAAATGACTAAAACAAAGGAAGAAGAAAAAGATTTAGAAGATGAAGAAAATGAAGATGAAGAAGATGATGAAGAAGATAAAACAAAAGATGAAAAAAAAGATACTAAATTAGTTAAAAAACTACGGAAAGAAATAGGTGATAGGGATAAAAAAATCAAGGAATTGTCTTTTGATAAGGCAATTTCTAATGCAAAAAGCGAATATCCCGATGTTGATAAACACCTTGACGATATTAAAAAAGCCGTTGAGGATGGTAAATCGCCAGAGGATGCTATCGCTATTACTCTTTTCAAACACGGAGTTTCTAAAATGAAAAAAGAAGGAAAAGAAGAAGAAAAAAAGGATGATGGTGATAAAGACAAAGACCTAAATAAAGATTTAGGCGGTGCTGGTTCAGCAGGGACAACAGATTTAGATAAGGGGAAGAAAAAGCCAGAGGAAATGACAGTGGAAGAATTGGAAAAAGAACTTCGTGAAGAAGAAAAGAAGGGCAACATTTTTTTAACCTAACTTATATCCGTAGTGCAAAACAATGAGCGTTACGCTACGAAGCGACTGGGCGGCAAATTTGCTTATTAACTATGTTACGAGGATAGTTACTAACCTTGAACCCAAACTACACTTTTTGGCTTTTGGTCGCCAAGACAATATCCCAAGCGGATATAATGTTTTGGCTGTGCCGAAAGTTAATCAGTTCACTATTGCCGATGCTGGCACTATCAGCGAGGGAACAAACCCCACTGAAATTACTTGGGGTTCTACTGCCTATACCGCTTCTCCTACCCAGAAGGGTCTCGTTGTGAAAATTTCTGATTTATTGATTAGAAACTCTGCTGTTGAAACTGTTAAAAATTGTGCTACGGAAGTTAGGAATGCGGTTGCTCGTTCACTTGATGCTTTGGCACAGGTAACGGTTAATGGTTCTGCGACTTCTGCACAGATAATCTATGCTGGTGGAAAGGCATCAAGGGCGGCTCTTGCGGCTGGTGATGTTTGTGAGCCAAGTTTGATTGCGAAAGCAACAACCAAACTTCGTGCCGCAAATGCAGAAGCATTAGAGGGTGGATATTTTGTTGGTGTTCATCACCCCAATGTTGAAGGCGACCTTACCCAAAACACTTCTGTTGGCGGTCATCTTGGTTTTTACACCGATGTTAATGACCTCAAAAAGGGTGAAATGGGACATTTTAAGGGCGTTAGGTTTTTAACTTCTGGAAATGTTCAAACATTTTCGTCAAGCGTTACGGTTTATCCGACTGCCATTTTTGGTGCTGATGCTTATGTTTGGGGCTATTACCAGAACCCTACCCCGATGATGGTTGCTACTCCCGACAGCAATAATCCGTTATTGCTCTACAACACAATTGGTATGAAAGCCACTCTTGCTATTACGAGAGTTCAGGAAGAGAAGATTGTTAGAATTGAGAGTGCGACAAACCAATAATAGTTGGTTTATAGAACCCATCCCACAGGGGGTGGGTTTTATTAAGCCAGAACTATGCCAACAGTTAACGCAAATACAATAATTGCATACGCCAGAAAAATAATGGGTAATTTGAATGTTTATGATTTGACGGATGCTGATGCTTTGCTTTTCTTAAATGAGGCGTTTAATGAAGCCCAAATGGATTTGGTCAATATTAGGGCTGACTTCTTCGTGGAAAAAAGCATTTTTAATAGTATCAGCAATAACCAATCTGTTATTCAAATGCCGCTTGATTGCTTATTGGTAAAAAGAATTGAAGTTAATTTTACAGACCCAACCAATGTTGATTATTTCAAAAAATGCACTGAATTTGATGCCGCAAACGCACCAAAAAGTTGGGATTGGTATTTGAAAAACCAACCCAAATCAGAACCAATGGTTGATTTAAGGGGTGAATTTGCCGAAATAGCACCGAAGGCAGATGCTGATTACAATAATGCCATTAAAATAATTTATATTTCCAAATCTGAAATTTATGATGCAAATGGCGATAAGGTTAGCAATCAAAGATTTTCAGCCACCACCGACTTAATACCATATCCATTTTCTCTTTATCCCGAAGTTCTTGCTTATAAAATGGCGGAGGTAAGAACATATACGCTTGGCAATACATCAACAATTCAGAATAAAGCATTGGGTTATGAAAGATTATATGATAAAAAAATGAAAAAATTAGTTTCTGGTATTGAAACAGATTTGGAAGTTATTGTTTCCAAGTCAGTTCCAATAGACACAAGGTCGTTCTAAAAATAATTAAATTAACATTTATGAGAACAGCAAAAATCATTTCAATAACAAAAGATAATCTCATTGAAACTGGTGAAAGGTTTTTGGATATAAAATTTGGAATTTATAAAGATGGTGAATTTGAAAAAGAAATTCGTTTGGCTTTCACAATGTCAATGACTACCGAAGAAATTGAGAACGAAATAAAAAAGTATTGTGAAACAATGAATAGCGATGAAGAAAATGCTATTAAAAATGCAAAGGTCGTAGAAGAAGATAAAGTTGCTGATAAAACAATTATTGAATTAACTAATAAGGAAATATCACTATGAATAAATCTCTAAATTTTCCTGCTCAATTTCAAATAATGGAGAATGTTGAATTTGTGCTTCGTGATAAATTTGGCAATGTAAAAAAACTTTTCCAAGAGAATAAAATTTATACCAAATTGATGAAAATGGGTGTTTTAAGCCCTTTCGCTTATCAAAAACTTGGCATATTTGATTTTCTTTTGGGCAAATGGTCTGAAAGCAAATTGGTGGCAAACCTAATGACAAATGCTGGTTTTGCTGGTATGGCTTCTCGTTGTAATGGTGCTGGTTCAGAAGCCGCTTTCACATATATTGGTATTGGAACTGGAACAACTGCGGCTAATGTGGCAGACACTACTTTGGAAACCGAGATTACGACTGGTGGCGGTGCGAGAGCAAATTCAACTGCTTCAAGGGTTACAACCACTGTAACCAATGACACGGCACAACTTGTTAATACATTTACTTTCACGGCTGGATTTGCGGTTACTGAAAGCGGAGTATTAAATGCCGCTTCAAGCGGTGTTCTATTATGTCGTCAGGTATTTTCCGCAATAAATGTTGTTAGCGGAGATACGCTTCAAATTACTTGGAAAATCAAAAATGCCGCTTCGTAATAAATAGGGGAACTTTTGTTCCCCTATTTCTAAATAAATATGAAATTTTTTCAAAAAGAAAATGAAGTTAAGTTGAACAAGGCGGAATATGATGAGAATGCTTTTAGTATTGTGCAAAAAGCGGATATTTTGACACTAAAAGATTTTGAAACATTACAATCTTTAATCCCAGAATTGAAAGAAACATTTGTTAAATCACAAGTTTTTAGAACAAGAACGGAGATGGAAGTATCTGTATTAAATGCTGTTAAGTTTCCGACATCAGCCAGTAAGTATTGGCAATCAGTTAGAGAGCAAAATGTAATGTTTCAGGAATTAGTCATACTTTCCTATGAATATCGTAAAAATCTTGTGGAAATCAAGATTTTGAAAAGGGATATGGAAAAAATGACAGATAATTTGAAAAAAGAACTAAAACAGATTGAAATTGAAAAGAAAACTTTTATTTTGAGACATCAAGAGAAAACAGCAAAAGACAGAATTAGAGAGTTAAAAATGTGGTCAGAAATTAAAGAAAGGGAGGCACAGAATATGTCAAATGAAGAATTATCCGATGTAGATAATCATCAACTTGTTTCTTATACGAGAAGATGGATAAATCAAAGTATTGAAATGGGAATGAATGGAAGCATTGCTGAAAGGCAAAATTTATTAGGGCAACTTCGGTCAGGAATTATAACTTGCATAGAAAGAGGAATTATAGAGAATGTTATTAGTGTTTATGCCAATCATATTCAGAAAAAAATTAGAGAAGAATATGGTATTCCGAAACCGAAAAGTCATTAAATTATATGGGTGTATGGTCATCTGGTGGTAATAGTAGTGTAGCCAGATATTATTTGGCTGGTTGCGGAACGCAGACAGCGGGCTTAAATTTTGGTGGGTCAACTGGCACTGCTTCAAATGTCACCGAAGAATATGATGGTGCATCTTGGTCATCTGGCGGAAATTTGGCAACAGCAAGATGGGGATTGGGAGGTGCTGGCACGCAAACCGCAGGATTAAGTTTTGGCGGACGAGATACATCTAATTTAACTACTACCGAAGAATACAACGGAACTGCTTGGGGAAGCGGTGGGGCATTAGGAACCGCAAGACGGCAAATGTCTGGTTGCGGCACTCAAACCGCAGGATTAGCATTTGGGGGTTTTGACGGAACAAATAATTTTGCCACGACCGAGGAATATGACGGGGCAAGTTGGGGAAGTGGAGGCGATTTATTGGTTGCGAAAAGAAATATAGCGGGTGCTGGAACTCAAACAGACGGATTATGTGTCGGAGGATATTCAACAGAGAGTTTATCAACTACCGAAGAATACAACGGCACGGCTTGGAGTTCTGGTGGAACTCTTAATGTCGTAAGAAATTCCGCAGGGGCATTTGGGGCTTCCACTTCTGCCGCAGTTGCTTATGGCGGAGGATCATATCTAAATTCTTCCGAAGAATACAACGGCACGGCTTGGTCAACGAGCGGAAATTTAGGAACTGCGAGGGCATCAAGCGGCAGTGCTGGCACACAAGCGGCAGGATTGGCTATATGCGGTGAGGGTTCAATTTTGGCAAGTTGTGAGGAGTATTCGTCATCAACCGCTTATTATCAAACCTGTTCTGATACTAATTTCCTGTTATCAACATTTCTTGCTGGGACATCAAGAACTCTCACAGAAACATTAGTTTTAACTTCATCTATAATCCGAACGACTGCAAGAAATTTCGCAGAAACACTTTATTTATCTGATATAATTGAAGTTGTTAGGACAAAAATTTTGGAAGAAAATAATATACTTTCTGATACGATTTCATTTGTTAAACAATATGGGAAAATTTTATCAGAAACATTAGTTTTGACTTCATCTATAATTAGCGGGTTATCAAGAACGCTTACAGAAACACTTGTTTTGACATCGTCAATTATCCGTGGTATTGGAAGAAGTTTGTCAGAAACATTGAAATTGTCAGATACTATTATTAAATCAATTACAAAAACTCTTACCAATACGAATGTTATTTCTGACACAATCATAAAGACAAAAATGACTTTTAGAACGCTTGCAGACACTAATGTTTTAACTGCAACATTTACAGTCATAAAACATTATTCAAGAATACTGACGGAAACGCTTAAATGGTCGGCAAACATAACTAAAATTTTCAATGGTCGTATCATATACGATATGTGGTTAAAGGTTTCAAAATCGGCTGGTAATTGGACAAAAGAAACAAAAACATAATGTCAACATTTCAAGAATTACAATTTGAGATAGAAAATCTTAAAAAGAGCATATCTAAAACAAATAAAGAAATTGCTGATATTAAAATTTTGCTTGCTGGTGCGAAAAGCCAACTAAAAGAAAAAATAATAGATAGGGAAATAATTGATAATTTAAGATTAAATCTTTATCCCAAATATACGACAATAGAGCCAACACACGAAGCCAGAGATGGAGAAATGTATATTTATTATGATACTACTAATTATTGGTTGTATATTTCGGCAAACAGGATTTGGTATAAAGTTCAATTAACAGCCGTTTAATCTATGTATCTTTCATTCAAAAATCTTTCTGGTGGTTTAATTTCACAAAGAAATTCAGCCGTAATAGAGGTTGAGGGGGAAATAAATCAATACTCATTATCAAATGGTTTTATGATGGGAGAAAAAGGAAGTATTGGCTCATTATGTCCGCCAAAAGCATTTGCCGAATTGTCCGCAGTAAGCGACTGGGCTAATCTTGATACCCAACCGAGATGTGCAGATTATATTTTAGGTGCGGCAAGATTATTATTTATTGGAACTGAAAAAAAAGATGACACAGCCGCTGGTTGCGGAAGAGTATTAAAAATTTCTTATTCTGGTGGCTCAATAACACCACACGCAGTTTCTAATGGCGGTGCTTGGACGAAAAGAAGAATTGACAGCATTTTTCCGTATAAAGATGCTTCCGACACCTATGCCCTATATTTAAGCATTGATGAGAGTAATAACATTGATGTTGGAAGATATGTCCTTTCAACAGATACTTATGATGATGATTGGTATTCAACTACTTATGGCGGAAGCGTTGCTTTGGCTGGAAACAGCAATGAATATCTTTCAATTATTCAATCTGTCAATAAAGGAATTTATATAAATTGTGGATATAAAATAGTTTGTTTTTATGCTGGAACATCAACGGTTAAAGAAATTTTTGTGCCAGATAATGGATGGTCTGTTAGAAGCCAAATAGATTTTGGCGGATATTATGTGTGGCTTGCAAGAAGAGAGGCGGGAAACGCATCGGAGGCAAGAGTTTATTTTTGGGATGGCATTAGCAATGTTTCTGATGTCCAATACATAACAATTTATAATATAAAAAATCCAGTATTGGTTACGGATGGAATAAACATTTATATTATTGGCGGAGATGATGAAACTCCAACTTTCGGAAAAGTTTTAATGTATCAGAATGGAACATTTGTAAATATCTTTGAACATACATATTTGCAATCTGGTATTTATCCGCAATCTTGGACAATATGGCGTGGTAAAATTACTTTTATTTCTGCATATTCGGATAGCGGCAGTTATTACATAATGTATATTGATGGAAATAAAGTTCATATTTTGCAAAAAATCACTTCTGCGGAGTTGCCGCTTTTCTTGAAAAATCTACAATTAGGAAAACTTTATTATCCATACAAATTAAGCACTACAAGAAAAATATATGAACAATCATCAAATTGGGTTTCAAGTTTATTCACGAGCGGAATTATTACTTTTCCGCAAAAAGTTAGAATACCAAAAGTAAAGGTCTATTTTGAAGGAACTGCGGCAACAAATAATGTATTTGAATTGATAATTTATAATCCAATGACTGGAACTGATGGCAGGGAAATTGATGTCCAAATTTCTCCATCAATGCTTGATACAGATAATAATTCATATAGCATTGTTAAAGCATTGGAAAAAGTTGATAAGATTTGCCTTAAAGGAATTTGGGACATTCAAACTCCATCTGGCAATCCGCCAGTAATAAATGAAATAAGAATTGAATACGAAATTTTAGATTTAATATAAAATTATGCCTACTTTTTTACAAAACATAAAATCTTTGACTGGTCTTGTTACAAAACCATTAAAAAAAGTTGCGGATGTTACTGGTCTATCTTCAAGTTGGGAAAAAGCAAAAGTGACACAACAACAGCAGAAACAAGATGTGATGGCTGGTTATGACCCCAAAAAATTTGGTCAGGGAAGTTTTTTCTCAACTCCAACCGAATATAAAATTACGCCAACAGAAACAAAACAGATTGCTTCCGCTACTCCCGTCTCTGATTTACCACAATCTATTGCAGAACCAGACCCGACAAAAAGAACTCCATTATCAGCATTGACACCAAAACAACAAGGTGGTGGTGTTGGTGTTGCCCAAGCAACTTCCGCACCGACACAAGATGAAAATAACCAATTTCAAGAAATTATAAAACAACTTATTGATAAGAATGCCGATGTTCAAAGTGGTGATTTGGCAGAAATCAGGAAACAAATGACCACTGCGGAAGAAGCAATGACATCTGCCAAAAAAGAAATGGAAGATACGAAAGCATTAGTTAAGGCGGGTATTACTCCGAAAACACCAGAGGAAATTTATAAAGAATTGGAGGATATTAGAAATTTAGTTGGTATTCAGCCCATTGAAGATAAATATAATGAATTATTCAAGATAGTTACTGAACTCCCAACGCAAGTTAAGAAAGAATTTTCAGTTAGGCAAACTGGTATAACATATCCACAGCATTTGATTGACCAAGAAACCAAACAAAGAATGGAAGTTTATAAAGCCCAATTTGATGTGGTTGCAGACCAATTATCCAAAAAGGAAGCAATGGTTAAAACAATCCAAAATAATTTGAATTTATCAAGGGCTGATGCGGAGAAAAAACTTGATGATTATTTTACTATCACCAAAACGACTTTTGACCAAGCACAAGACCAATTTACAAGTGCTTTTTCAACATATAAAGAACTATTAAAACAAAGCCAAGAACAAGTTAAGGCAAACATAGAGATGGGATTGAAATATCCCCAAGCGGGAATTTTGCCATCAGATAACCAATATGTTTCTTATGTCAAGGCACTTCCCTTCGCCCAAGCACTTGATGCCCTTGCCTACGAAAAGAAAATGGCTGAATTATCATTAAAAGAAATATCAACCGCAAAGGCAGAATTGAGTTTGCAAAAACTTCAACTTGAAATTGCTGACACTACTGGCGTTGCCGATAGGGATATTATTAGTTCTTCCGTTAATCAAATTGTTTTTGAAGGAAAGCCAGTTGCTTCTGTCACTGGTCAATTCACAGACAAAAAACTTCAAGACAATATCTATAAAAGTGCTATTATAGCCGCAAAAAATCTTATTGCAGATGAGCCGCAAGAGATATTTAATCAAGCATATAATAGGGCATTAACGCTTGGACAAGACGCAGACCCAGAAATAATTGCTAATAATGTTTTGAATAATCAATTTTATAAATCAATTCTGTCAACTGACGAATTGCAATCTTTATACAATGCTGGAAATTCTTGGGAACAAAAACAAAATGAAATTTATAAACAGCAACATCCAAGTTTCTTCTCTTCGCTTTGGAGTTGGTTGAGCGGTGGAAACAAAGATACGACCATTACTCCGACAACTGCTAATTATAAAAAAGATAATATAACAATTATTAACCAACGATAATATGGCTAAATTTTCGTCAGAAGAACCACAACTTTATTCTTCTGGTTTACCAGAAAGTTTGCAAGAAAAGGAAATAAGAAGTTTACAAGAACTTGCCCAAGAAAAGGGCGTTTCCACAGAAACTGGAAAAAATTTGATAATGGATAAAATTAAGAAAGTGGGAAATTGGGCATTAAATATATTTGATAAATTAGAAACTCCATTTTATGGCTTATCTGGTATTGTTGCTGGCATTGGCTGGAATAGGGGAATAGAAAAGAAAATAAGAATGTCAGAGGCATTATTGGGAGATGATTATTTTTCAAAAAAACTTCAATTAACTGGCACGGCAAAGGTGGTAGCAAATACTGCGGAATGGATTGGCAGAATGGGAGTTGATATATTCACTGACCCGCTTACTTGGATTATGCCAGCAACTTTTGGAAAATTCAGAGTAGTTGCGGACGAATTAGGTAATTTGACAAAAATAAATAAAAGTGGAATGGAAATTTTATCTGACCTTGCGGAAAAAAAACTTGCTCAAAAAACTATCGGATTGGCTGATAAATCTCCCAATCTATTAGCCAATTTGAAAAAAGAAGCATTTGGCGAAGCAAGCCAAGATGTGGCAAAAATAGTTTTGGGTCAGAAAAAACAAATACTTGCTACTGGCAAATATGGGGAACTTTCTCCGAATGTGCTGGATGTGAAGAATATCCTTGAAAAAATAGGAATTTCGGGAACAAAAGAAAATGTTGCCAAAGCAATTAAAGATGGAATACCAGAACTTCAAGCAAGAAGAATGTTCAAATTGTCAAATCCGTTCGGTTCTTGGGAAAAGGATATTTTCGGTTATGACAAAATGTCGGATGTTTATAATAAAATTTCCAAATCTTTTGCAACACGATTATCAAAGACGGAAACTGGTCAAAAAATTTTAGATATTAGAAATTTTAATAGCCAATGGTTAAGGGGTCTTGGAAAGAAATGGTTTGATATTGGAATACCAGAGGGGGCTGACCCGCTTAAATATAAGCAATTAAAATCATTGCTGAAAACTAACGAATGGGCTTTATTAAAAACGAACGAAAGAACTGGGAAAATAATTGATACTCTTTTTTCTGATTTTAAGGCAGACGATTTAGAAAGATTGGGACAACAGTATTGGAAATGGGATTATTTTTTAAGACAAGGAAAAGAAGTTGAAAGTAATGCTATTTGGAATACACTCGCAGAAAAGGAAAAAGGATTGTTCAATACCCTACGGGGATTTTATGACAATTTATTTGAACAAGAGACGAGAAGAGGATTACAAGCAAATTATCTTGAAAATTATTTGCCGCTTATTTTTCGCAATAAACAAAAGGCGGAAGAATTATCAAAACTTTTCAAATTACCAGACCAGTTGCCAATTTATTTAAGATTTTCAAAACAGAGGACTATTATAAATCCGCTTGAATTGCCAGAAGCAACATTAAAAGAACTTGACCCAGTGTGGGATTTAAGAAACCAAATGTTTGCCAGAGTTTCTGCCCACAATTCCGTTGTTGGAAGACAAAATCTACTTTTATCTTTGGCAAAAGACCAAAAATTTGCCATCAATAAGTGGGGTTCTTGGGATGTAGAGCGGGTTCAAGTTCCCGCACAGGTTACAGAAACTCTTTATGAGCAGTTTGTTAAAATACCAATCGGAAAAGATGCACCAGATAAAGTTAAAAAAATTATCAATGATGTTGATAATTTATTAGGAAAGGAAATAAAAACTATTGATGGTGTTAAAATTGGGACACCAACTACGCTTAATGATATTGAGAATGCGAGAAGCCAACTTTATAAACACAGAACTTCATTGATGAAAGAATTTAAGGAAAGTCCCACTCTTGCAACCGCACAGAGCATAAATGTTTTGAAAAAGAAAATAGGAGTTTTAGATGATTTTTTAACAGACCCAGAGTGGAAAGATATTTTTATTAAACAAAGGACAAGGGCTTTAATTCCCGATGTTAAAGATGGATATGAAGTTCTTAATAGAGTTAGACAAACAAATCCACGGCTTTCTTCGGAAATGCTTGATATTGTGTCAAAACCCCTTGTTCCGCTTAAAGATTATATTACTGGCGTTGAATTACGTGGCGAAAAAATAATTCCACAATTAAAAACTGTATTGGGAGAAATGAAAAGCGGAGATATTTTGATAGAAAAATGGGTGGCGGATGAATTAGTTAATCATCTTAATGCTGATTTCTTTGCAAGGGGAGGCGGATGGAAAGAATTTTCTACTCCATTAAAGAAATTTACGCAATGGTTCAAATTTTCTGTCACTACTCCATTTCCATCGTTTCACGCAAGGAACTTGATTTCTGACACATTTAGGTCTTATTTAGAAAGTGGATTATCTGTTGTTTTGCCAAGATTTCATAAGGAAGTTTCTGCACTCGCCACTGGAAAAATTGATAACATTATTACTGATATTGGAGAAGTTATCACCTCAAAACAATTCATTAAAGAACTTGAAAAATACAATGTTAAAGCCAATGCAATAGCATTTGTATATGACAATAAGGCGGCTGTTATTGAGGGATTAAAAAGACATCCATTTGCCAATAAAACCATTGGAACAATAGCGAGGGCGGCAGAATGGAGAGAAAATAGATGGAGGGCTATTACATATTTTTCTTTGAGAAAAAGGGGATTTGACCCAGTTTCGGCAGTTGAGAAAATGAACAAGGCAATGGTTGATTATACTGCCCAAACTGCTTTTGAAAGGGAAGCACTTTCTTTGGCTTTGCCATTCTATAAATGGTATAAATCAAATGTTGTCCAAACCATAGAAAAAACTTTAACTGAAACTGGTAAGTATTTTCCGATGCTAAAAGCATATCAAGGTGTTAATGAAATGTTTGGCAGGAAACAAACAAATCCCGAAGAAGCAAAATTTCTTCCGCTTTATATCAAAGAACAGCCCTACATTTGGCTGATGTCCGACCAGAATAAAGAATTATATCTTTATAATTTTGATTTGCCGCTTGAACAAGCGTGGAGTATGTTAAATAATCCGCTTAAAGCCACTTTTGAATTATTATCCCCATTTTTGAAAGTTCCGATTGAGGCGGCAACTGGATATAATATATTCAAAGAAATGAAAATTAAAGAAGATTATTCTGGTGAAGTTTTCAAGCATTATCCGCAACCGATGAAAGATTGGCTTGAATATAAGGAAATTACTAAATTAAGTGCTACTGGCGAGGAATATGTGGTTTCAACCGTAAATCCGCAAAAGAAATATCTTGTGTCTGCATTATCGCAATGGGCTGGTGCTTCAAGGTTGCTCGCACAATCAAACATCAGGGACATTGAGGCACTTGGGGCAATGTATAAAGCCATTACTGGCACGGAAAAAATGACCAAAAAGGATAAATTGCAGTTATTACACTTTGTTTCTGGTGCGATGGTTTATGAGCAAGACCCCAATAAAGACAGGGCAAGGGCTGAAAAAGATTTATTAAATGAATACGGCAATTATCTTGAACGGGTCGGTATAGTTAAAGATTTCAAACAATTTTATGAAGACCCAAGAGTTACCACAACCCCAGAAGAGTAAAAGATGGTTCACTGCGGCAGGAAAGGATTATAATGAAAAAGTAAAAAAGGAAAGAAAACTAAATCATTCAATTAGATTGGTTGGCATTAAATATAATCCAATTTTCAAGAAAAAAGCATTCAAATGTCGTTTTCTTTCAAGGTTATATGACCCGCCAAGAAAGAAAATTAAAGTGAGGCGGGAAAAATAAAGGTCGTATGTTAATAGTTAAATTATTGTTAAAACAATGGAAAAGAACGAAGTATTAACGCTTGTAGAAAAATTTTTCGGTCTTTTAATAGATGAACCGATTGGCATAGAAATCAAAGAAGAACAAATTGTATCTGATGGCGAAGTTAGAAAAACTGGCTATAATGTTTTAATTGACGCTCCGCAAGACATCAAAAAATTCTTGATAGGAAAAAGCGGCAGAACTGCTAAAAAATTGAATTATCTATTTGGACAGATTGTTTCTTTTAGGCGTGGTCGTGTTTCAATCACATTATTTATTAAGCCGTAATATTGAATTGTTAAATTTTGAACCAACATTTGGGATATGCTGGTTCAATCATAAATTATGGAACTACAAATCCCGCAAGATACAATCAAATTAAGAAATTCTTATACTAATATGAGCGAATTTTTCAACCAATTAGGCGTGTTTTTTTCACAAAAGATGTTGTCTGGCATTAGTGCATCTGCCATTTTGGGTTCAATTACATTCTATATGCTTGGTATAAACCCCGAACTTGTTTTTATCCTATTTGTAATGGCTGTCTTTGATACGATTACTGGCGTTCTAAAATCAAAGAAACTTGGTATTCCGCTTACTTCCGCAAAAGCATTTGCCTTTCCCTCAAAGATTGTATTGTATTTTATATCTATTTCCGCTTTTAGATTGGCTGGAAGAGCGGCTACGATTGCTTATGGATTGCCAGAAGAAGCGGTAATAGGTGCGGCAACTGGTGTAGTTTTATGGTTAATTGGCTGGGAAATTAAATCAATTATAGAGAATTTTGATGAGATGGGAATGTCTATTCCACAATGGATAAAAGATAAATTATCTTCATTCTTTAATGGACAATCAAGAGGACAATCCGAGTAATTTATGTCCAAAATGTAAGAAGGAGATGAAACGCTATTTAATGGGAAAAAGAGAGGGTATATGGATAGCCGTAAAATATGTGGCGATATTTTTTGCAGTTATTTTTCTAATAATTTTTCTATTAAATCTATGAGAGAATATACAGAACGCTCTATTGTTATCGGAGATTTACACATTCCATTCCAAAATAAACAAATTGTTGATTTGGTAGTGCAAGATTTCATTCCATATTTCAATCCGCATATTGTTTTCATCAATGGCGACCTTCTTGATTGTTGGGAAATTTCCAAATTTGAAAAACCATTAAATATACATAGCCGTTTGAGAGATGAAATTTTACAGACAAATATATTTTTGAGAGATTTAAGAAAAAAAGCCCCAAGAGCAAAAATTATTTATATTTTTGGCAATCACGAATTTAGATTTGAAAAATTCATATCCAAAAATGCAAAAGAATTATATGGATTATCTGGTCTTTCATTGGAAGAACAACTTAATTTAGATAAATTAAAAATTCAGGCAATCAATAATCATCAAAGAGAAAATTATTTTAGATATGGCAAATTGTTGATTGGTCATTTTAATAAGGCAAATAAACATTGCTTATTAGAAGATACAGAAATTTTAACAAAGAATGGATGGAAAAAAATTGATACCATAAATGAAAATGATATAATAATAAATGTTGTTCAAAAAATTGGCGAACCATCACTTTCTATTGCCGAGGATAAAGTAATCAAAAAATATATTTATGGAGGACAAAATGAAGTTTATTTTGTTGGTGGGAAAAATGGAGCAGTATTTGATTTCGTGGTTACGCCAGAACACGAATTGATTTATAGAAGCAGTAAAAGAAAGGGATATATTTTCAAAGATAAAGCAAAAAATGTTTTCAAAAGAAAAATGGCAGGAACAATTTTACCAGTTGCCACTCAAAGTAATTTGCCAGAATATAACATTAAAGATGATTTATTAAAATTGATTGCTTGGATTATCACAGAAGGACACTTTCGGCAAAAATACAATTATATTTATATTTATCAAAATGAGGGTTCTAAAAGTAAAGAAATTAAAAAAATCTTAATTACTCTTAAAATTTCTTTTACTATCCAAAAAAAATATAATAAAAATGGAAAAAAACATATAGTATTTAATTTGGGAAGAAACAAGGATATTTTATCACTTATAAACAAAAAAATTATTCCCGATTGGGCATTCCAATTAAGCGATAGACAAACAAAATTATTTATTGATGAATTGATTAAGGGAGACGGGCATAAGGGCAAAAAAGAAAAAATAGGAAGTTATTTTTCGGGAAGCGAAGAATTGATAGACAAATTACAAATTTTAGCCATAACTCACGGATTATGTGCCAACAAAACTATTATAAATTCTAAACCGAATAAAACTTATTCTTTATATTTTTCAGATAGGCAATGGAGGCATTTATCTCAATATATTGAATTACAGAATGTTAATCAGAAAGTATGGTGTGTTTCCACGCTTAATGGGACGATAATAACAAGAAGAAATGGAAAGGTCATCATTGTTGGAAATTCGGGTTATACCGCTAAAAATCTTGTAGAAGAAAAAGGAATGTCGGTTATACAAAATCATACTCATAGGGGCGGAGTATCTTATAAAAGAGATTATGACCGTCTAAAAGTAGGCGTTGAGAACTTTTGTCTCTGCGACCTCAATCCCCCATATTGTTCTATTCCAAATTGGCAAAATGGATTTTCAATAATAACAAAAGATAAAAAATCAGATTTTTTTTCTATTGAGCCAAAAATTATTGTTAAAAATAGAATTATATATAGGGGAAAAATAATAGAATAAAATTTCAATGGTGAATAAAATAAGAAAATTCAAAACTGGGGCTACAAGGGATATTGATAGCGGAAAGATTGACCCAGAGGGATATATTTCTCCAATAGTGATTAAAAGATTTGCTGAATATATGCTGAAACATCAATATCAATCAGATGGGAAAGTTAGGCAATCAGACAACTGGCAGAAAGGAATTGGACAAGAAATTTATATGAAATCTTTATGGAGGCATTTTTTAGATTTATGGTTATTGCATAGAAAAGAAGATGGGAGTAGAGAAGATATTGAAAATGCTTGTTGTGCAATTATGTTTAATGTTATGGGATTTTTGTTTGAGGAATTAAGAAAGAAAAAATAATGAAAATTATTTACATAGCCGCACCATATACAAAACCAGACCCAGTGTGGAATACTCATAAAGCCGTTCAAATTGCGGAAAAAGTTTATGATGCTGGATTTATTCCTTTTATTCCCCATCTAACTCTATTATGGCATATAATAAATCCAAAACCAGAAAAGTTTTGGTATGAATAT